CCACGCCCTAGACATCGACAAAGACCTTGATCCCAAGGATCCGGGCGCAGCCCAGCGGCTCGCTAACCAGATCGTCGCCTATGCGTCCTCGGGCATACCAGGCGCTAACCGCATCAAGTACGTGGTCTTTAACGATCAGATTGCCTCGGGCACCTACCCGACCTCGATGTGGAAGTGGCGCGGCTCGGGCTACGGGCACATGCAGCATATCCACGTATCGTTTTCGAGCAAGGGGGAGAACAATGCCCAGACCTATCCCTTGCCGATTCTCAACACGCCGAAGAAATAAAAGCGCAAATAGCGCAGACACCGCTAATGTCTGACCCGAAAGGGGAAACGATGAGCGAACTAATAAAGCCCGGAGAGGCCGCCAGGATTCTGGGGGTCACTCGGGAAACCGTCCGACAGTACGTGGACAAAGGCATCATCGAAGGGCACAAGACGCCCGGGGGCCAGAGGCGAGTAAACCGCGACAGTGTGGAAGCAATCACCCGCACCCGCGTATCGTCTACCGTTACGATCATTGAGGCCGTGTGATTGTGGCGGCCGTAGCAGCTGCGGCGCTCCTCGCAGGCCCCACGTACGTAATCCCTCCAGATCAGGCGGCATACGTGCATTGTGTGGCCGAACGTGAATCACACAGCAACCCGAAGAGCACTAACCGGGCGAACGGTTATTTCGGAATGTTCCAATTTAATGACGCCCTGACCGACGGGGCCACATGGATGATGCTCGACTGGATCAAGACTTGGCACCCGAAGCCGAGGCAGTTTGCTGCGCGACTCAGGGCTACCGAAATGCACAAATGGCCGGCAAATCTCCAGATCGCGGCCATGGTCGAAACACTCAATCACCGGGGAAAGTGGTCAGGCTCGAAGCATTGGGCCGGCGGCCGCTGGACCTGCACAGCAGGAAAGTAGGGGAAATGACGCTACAGAATGTCGTACGGATGTTGTTTGGTATGGGTGTGGCCCTGCTATTCGCCGGGATCATGTCCATCGCAGGAGCAATCGAAACCGCAGGCCTTTAACAAACACAAACAAACAAGGGGAAACGATGCAAAATGACACACTATTCGCCACAACGCTTGACGACTGCTCTACTTGTGGTCGGCCTATCAGGAATGGCATTTGCAGCTGGTGTGCTGCTGGGGACGGTTATGGCGCCAAAGCCGCAGCCACAGCCGCCGTCGTCAAAGACGCAGAATGGCACCAGCGGGCCAACGATTACCGGCGCAACCTTGGGCCTGGGCAGACAATCACCGCCGACGACCTCAGGATGCACGTGGGTCTACCCTGCGGATCGACCAACCAGATCGGCGCCCTAATGCACTCCTGGGCATCAAAGAGCCTTATTCGGGCCTCGGGCTTCACCACATCAACCGTTAAAGGCAATCACGGCCGCATCCTTAGAGAATGGGAAATCCTCGCATGATCGTTTACAAGTGCAACCATTGTCACGAATTTATGCACGAAGGCGCCTACCTGACGCTCACACCTAGAGCTGGTATCCAAATGCATTTCTGTTCATGGAGATGCGTCGAAGTAATGGCGGTCAATAATGGCATTTGATCTTAGCCAGTACGAAACTGTCGACACCCGCATTCACAAGTTCTGGGCCGAGCACAAGGCCGACGGCCGCATCGAGTCTAGGCTCATCGAGGTAGTCAGAGACGACTCAGGCCGCCCGCTCCAATACGTCATGGAGTCCCAGATCTGGGTGGGCGAGCGCATGGTGGCCAACGGCTACGCCGAGGAGGTAGTCGGAGGCTCACCGGTCAATAAGACGTCAGCCTTGGAAAACGCAGAAACCAGTTCCATTGGCAGGGCCTTGGCAAATGCGGGCTACTCTAAAGAGAAGTTCCGCGCCTCGATGACCGAGATGACTAAGGCCGAGCGACTTACCGGCACACCAGACGACGACCCGTTCTACAAGCCTCGACCACAGGTTGAGACTTTTCCGAATGGTCAGCCAAAGCCGAACCTGCCCGGCGCACCTCGCGTGTACGGCGGCACAGGCGAAGCGTCAGCTGCACAGAAGGGCAAGATCAGGGGAATCGCCAAAGACCTCGGGATTACGACACGCGAGGAATTCCTCGGCCTGGTAAATGCCTGCCTAATGGCAGCGAACCATGATACGGTCACCAGCCTCGACGACCTGACAAAAAAGCAAGCATCAGACGTTATTGAGAAGATGCAGGAATCGACCACGGTCGAGGCATTTACTGAAGGGGAAACAGCATGATTTATATATTCCAGTGTCCTAACCGTCAATGCGGCCAGGGAGTAGCCTCGGAAAACCTCGATGAAATTGAGGAATGGGAGTACGACCACGAGGCCGTTCACCGCGAGCTAAAAGACCTGAACGCAACTCTCCAATATGAGGCAGACGAGAAAGCCAGAAAAGCAGTAATGAAGATGCATAGAATGATCGGCGATATTCACGATCACATGTCAGGAGGCCCATTCTCATGATCGCAACCGAGAAGGATGTCCGGGCATGGGCTCGAAAGGTCGGCATCCCAGTAGGCGAACGCGGCCGACTTCAGGCCCACGTGTGGCAGGCCTACCTCGAGCAGCACCCCGAAGCATCCAACTAGCGCCTAGCACCATCGCCGCATGGCAGCGCCCTAATGCCATGGCCCGAGTAGTTGGCGGGTCTAACCCAGGTTAAAGCTGGTGGGCCTGCCATGCGGAAATGGGTGCATGGTCGCGGAGTAGATGCAAGATCGGAAACGATTAGAGGATGATCGGGGAAGATACTCACTCAACCACCAACGGCCGTTCGGCTGGGCCCGCAGGGACAAGCCCGGACGAATGGCCGCAAACGATAGGGGAAACCAAATGCACACACCCATCGAAATCGACGCACACTGTCGAAAGCCTGGCTGCAACTGCGGCCACGTCATCTGCTACCGAGGCTGGATCGACACCGACCACACCAGCCCATGCCAGTTCTGCCGGCCAGACACGCACGAACGCTGGCTCATGGCCTGCCAAGCCCGACAGAAGGGCTACCCCCTCGAGGCAGTCAACCGCATCCTGGGCAAAGCCAGGCCACGATGAGCAGCCTTCACTCGACCGCCCAATACCGCGCATGGAGAAAGCAAGTCCTAGCCAAATGCGAACCAACCTGTATCCGCTGCGGCTACCCAGTCGACATGACACTGCCCGGCTCACACCCCGACGGCCCAACAGCAGACCACGAACCACCCCTGGCAGAAACAGGCGAGATTGCCCCCAGCCTCGACCAGGCAGGCATCGCACACCTCAGCTGCAACCGAAGCCACGGAGGAAAACTCGGCTCGGCTCGAGCAACCGCGAAGCGCAACGGAAAAAAATCAGACACCGCTTTTTCAGAGAGACGATCCAACACTCCCGCCGCCCCTGTCAATTATCCCCCAGAAGTCCCAGAACGCTCCAGGAGAGGCCAAAGCGTGGCCGAGAAGGCTCGGGTACATCCTGAAGGTTTCGTCCTTCCACGATTGGAGACAGGCCCGCAACGGAGCACTGTGGAATCGCATGGTCCTGCGGCTCGAGTTTGGCTCTCTAGTGTGTACGGATTGCAGCTGAGAGGCTGGCAGGCTTACGCGCTTGACCGGGCGCTCGAGTATTACCCCGAAACTGGGGAATTGTGTTGGCCGACGGTCGTGCTTACTGTGGCAAGGCAGTCTGGCAAGTCTGTGCTCTCTCGGGCGATCTGTATGTGGCGGCTACACCACGCGGAATTGTTCGGCGAGCCTCAGACGATCCTGCACGTGGCCAATAAGCGCTCGACCGCCATGGAGGTTATGCGCCCGGCTGGAATCTGGGCCGTGGAGAAGTACGGCAAGCAGGCGGCCCGTTGGGGAAATGAGCGGGCCGGCATTGAGTTACCGTCGGGCGATCGTTGGCTAATCCACGCGGCTAACGATTCCGCCGGCGTCGGATTCTCGATCAACATGGCTTTCCTCGATGAGGCCTGGTCGATCCCGAGTCAGGTATTCATGGGCGCTATAGCACCGACCATGGCCGAGCGGCTAAACCCGCAGGCCTTCCTAGTGTCGACAGCTGGTGATTCCTCGAGCGACTTAATGACCTCGTACAGGCAGCGGGCAATCGACCACCTCGGCGCGGAAGACCCGGGCAATATCTTGCTGCTCGAATGGTCAGCCCCGCCGACCGCCGACCCCGACGATCCTGAGACCTGGAAGTACGCAAGCCCAGAGTGGAACGATAAGCGCGAGGCCTTCCTGCGCGGCCAGTGGGAGAATATCGAGCAGTCCTCCTGGCTCCGCGAGTATCTGAACCTGTGGGTGCCTCGAGCTAATCACTGGCTCAAAGATTCCTGGTGGAAAGAGACCCTGTCTGATGAAGGCCTACCGCCCGAGGGAATCTGGTCGGTCGCCGTTGAGTCTGACTTCGACGGCATGGGCCACGCCGTAGCAATCGCAGCCCCGCTCGAGGACGGTCGAATCGTTGTTCGGGCGACCACTCACCGAACGATCAAGGATGTTGACATACGTCTAGGGGAAATCCGCAAGGATCACCCCAGTCTCTTTATACAGGTAACTCCTGGCTATGTGGACAGGCTTCAGGAGCGTTTCGACGAATTGGTCGGGCAGCGCGAGGCCGCAGCTGCAACCCAAAACCTGCTTGACCTATTCGACCGCCGGGCGATCATCCACGAAGATTCAGAGACATTGCTAGAGCACTTCACTCAGTCGAATATCTCGAAGCGTCAGGGCGGCTGGGTCATGTCTGCCCGCATGGGTCATGGTGGCGTGTACGCGGCCCGGGCCGTCATGTTCGCGGCATACCAGGCAAGCAAGACCCCGAGGCCTATGGCTCGAATCCATACACGCCGACGCGCATAAAGCACAGATAGCCTTGGATACTTGACGACCATGTGATATGGCACGAGAATTACACCCGTGGCGTTTCCCCGTTCACTCAAGGTTGTGCGGGACCAGGCTCAGATTCAGTCAGCGGCAGCGCAGGCAGTAGCAGAGCCGGTCCCGTACATCCGCGACGCCTCAGCGCAGCTGCTAGTTCAGATCCAGCGCTCATCGAGTTATGGCGTCGACCTCGGCGTAGCGCTCCAGGTGCCGGCATTCGTTAAGTGCCTCAAGACCTTTACCAATACAATTTCCGCTTTCCCGCTGAAGGAATACGTCGGCAAGGATCAGGTCGTCGCTCGAGGCCTCCTGGTTCAGCCCACTATGCAAACGACCTACGCCTCCCTCATGGGCCGAACCGTTCAGGATCTCCTGCTCTACGGCTTCGCGTACTGGAAGGTCGAAAGCCGGGCATGGGACGGCTACCCGACCGAGATCGTCTGGATGCCGTACACACAGATCTCATTTACGCCCGACCCGACGACCGAAGCCGTCATGGACCCGATTCCCGCATTCGGCACGGTCTACTGGAACGGCGTCCCGGTTTCGCCGCGTGACGTCATTCGATTCGACGGCGACCCTGCCGGCGGCTGGCTCACCACCATGGCCTCGGCCTGCAATACCGCCGCAGCCCTCGAGGCCGCCGCTCTTCGCTACGCCGAATACCCAGTGCCGAACGTCATCCTGAAGAATTCGGGCGCGGATCTGCCTGGCTCGGTTGTCGATGATCTGCTCGACGCTTGGGAGGCGGCACGTACTAACCGCTCGACCGCCTACCTCAATTCCACGATCTCGACGGAAACGATCGGCGGCTTCAGCCCCAACGATATGCAGCTGACCGCCGCTCGAGATGCTTCAGCCCTCAGCATTGCCCGGCAGGCTAACCTCGACGCGGCATGGGTCAACGCCACGCAATCAGGATCTAGCTTAACTTACAGTAATAGGACGGATCTTTATCGTCAGCTGCTTGATCTCAGCCTCACCCCGGTCATGCTTCAGATCTCGCAGCGCCTCAGCATGAACGATATAACCCCTCGAGGTCATGCCGTCGAATTCGATACCTCTGTATTCCTTCGCGGAAACCCGGCCGAAATCGCTGCGCTAATCGCCACCCTGCGCCCCCTCGAAGTCATCTCTATCGACGAGGCCCGCGAACTTCTCGACCTGCCCGACCTAATGGAATCCGACCCCGAGCTGAGGCCATGATGCAGACCACAGAATTTTCCTCTGATTTCATTATCGAGATGCGCGAGGATGACTCAAATCCCGACATCGCCGGCCAAGGCTACGGCCGCGCCGTCCCCTATGGCGTCGAAACCAACATCGGCAATGTGCGCGAGTCATTCGCCCCTAACGCTTTCCAACCCGAATCCGTAATCGGCAAGCCCATCGCCTACCGTCACGGCGAGCCCATCGGCGTCATCACCGGAGCCGAGAATAAGCCGGACGGCCTATACATCGACTTTAATATCGCAAACACGGTCCAGGGCCGCGACGCCGCAACCCTCATCCGTACCGGCTCCGCCAAGGGCCTGTCCGTCGGCTTTATGCCGACCAAATCTGTCTGGAATCGGGCTAAGACCGCAGTCCAGCACATGGCGGCCTCCCTCATGGAGACGTCAATCACCCATATGCCGGCGTATCCCACGGCCGGCGTAAGCGCAATCCGAGAAGGAGAAAGCATGTCAGTCGAAACCGTCGAGGTGGAGACCGCCCCGGCGGAATCCGCAGACATCCAGGCACGCGAGGCACTCGCCAAGCAGGCCGAGCGCCTCAGCGACCTCGAGGCCCGCAGCTACACCGCAGCCCCCGCAGTTCACGAACTCGCACAGTTCCGCAGCTTCGGCGAGTACCGTCTCGCAGTGCTGAACGGCGAGATCGAGGCCCGCGCCCTGTTCGATCAGGTCACCGACGATAACCCCGGCGTCCTGCCCCCGAACTGGTCCACCATTGTCCGAGGCATCTTCGATCTCGGCCGCCCGGCCATCACCGCGTTCGGCGTCGAGTCGGCCGGCACCACTGGCACGACCTTTAACTGGCCTTACTGGGCAGGTTCCCCGAACCTCACCCAGATCGTCGAGGAGCAGGTCGACGAGAAGGACGAAGTTAACTCCGTCCAGATTAGCCTTCTCAAGGGCACCGCAACGCTGAAGACCTACGCAGCAGGCTCGGACATCTCCTACCAGCTGCTCCAGCGCTCGACCCCGTCCTACGTCGACGCCCACACGCGTATCATGCTGAACTCCTACGTTCAGGTCACCGATATCGCATTCGTGAGCGCCCTGTACGCAGCACGCACCCCGCTGGCTTACGACTTCGCAGCAGACACCGACGGGGCAGACTTCCGCGCCGCCGTGTTCGCCGCATCTGTCGAGTGCCAGACCGCTACCGGAATGCAGGCGGAATTCGTCCTGGTTTCCCCGGCAGTCTTCAAGAAGATCGGCGGATGGTCGACCTTCTTCCCGAGCAACTACGGCACGTTTAACGTGTCAGGTACCGCAGGGGCAAACACCCTCGGTATCAGCGTCTCGGGCCTCCCGGTCATTCTCGACCGCAACCTCGGGAACAACCTCATCATTGTGTCGAATCGTGAGTCGGCCAAGTGGATCGAGGACGGCCCCCGTCTCGCATCTGTCGAGAACGTCGCACAGCTCGGCCGCGATGTCGCGGTCTACGGCTACGGCGCCTCGCAGATCATCTCGGGCGCTGGCATCATCAGCCTCGAAGATTTCTAAAAACCGCTGAGATAAGGGACGCGACGATATGGCACTCGTGACGGGTGAGGAACTAGCGGCAGCGCTGGACCTCGACTATGACCCGCCGGAGGAGCCTTACGATCAGGTGGCCGCAGCCGCCGACGATATCGTCGCGTCCCTACTCACGGACGGGGCCTACGAACTCGAGCCCCCGGCCTGCAAGGAAGCCGCCCTCTCCGTGGCCGTCGAGATTTACCAGGCACGCACCGCCGCAGGCGGGCAAGCCGTCGCCACAGATTTCAGCCCGGGGCCTTACCGCCTATCGGTCTGGATGACTCGCCGCGTCATGGCTCTACTCGGGCCGTACATGGACGTTAAAGGCATGATCGGATGACAGCCCTAGTCACCGAAGCCAGAGAGGCCCTTGTCGCGGCATTCACCGGGCAAGGCCTCCAGGTCTACACCACGGTCCCCGCAGTACCTCGGCCGCCGGCCGTCGTCATCGTGCCCGACTCGCCCTGGATCACCCATGAGCGGGGCACCGCCCTTGGCTACCGCGTTCGTTGGCGTGTCCTAATCGTTATCAGCCCTCGAAACAATGAGGCCGCTACCCTGGACGTCGAGAATGCTATCGACCTCCTACTACCGCTCATCCCCGCAGGATTCTCGTGGGATGTCGTAAACCCCCCGCAACTAAATGATGTGGGAGCGCAAGGCACCGTGTACACCACGGAGATAAACGTCTCCGTTTCTATGAAGGAGTAATTATGGCAGTTGTATCCGTGGCTGGTGCCGCGTTCACCGTCGAGGTAGGCGCCGCCCAGTACGAAGAGCAGATCACGACCGGCACTATCACCACCACGCCCACGATCATCCGTACCAAGACCCTTTCGGATGTCGCTTTTAACCAGACCGACCTGAACTCGACGATCTCGCTCGATTTCCTGTACGACGAGAACGCCGGCATCTACGACGCTTTGCAGGTCGCTATCGCAACCCCGGCAGCTGTCGCCGTAACGGTCGAGTCGGCTACGGGCGTCTGGACCGGCGCGGCCATGTACATCGACTCCTGCGACGTCACCTTCGACGCGGCCGGAATCGCAACCTGCACCGTTTCCATGCAGGGGACTGTAACCTTCGCATAACCAACTAGTGAACGGGGAAACCGCCATGTATCCAAGCATCAACGTAACAACGTCAGACAGTCCCGAGGCCGTCACCTATCAGATCTGCTCAGCTGATCTCATGGAGGCCGAGGAGATCTACGACAAGGCAAAGCGCAAGCCGGGCACCATGGGAATCCGCTTGATCTGCGCCTATATCCACGTGACCGGGGAATCACCTGCAACGCTGGCACAGGTCAAGGCCTGGGCAAAGGAAAAGGAAGTCTGGGCAGAGGACGCCGAGACGCCGGACCCTACCCAGCCGGATCAGTCCGGAGATTCATCACCCAATTAGCAGTCAGGATCGGCAGGCCCCTCGAGGAAGTGGCGGCCTACGATCCCAGGCAGCTAGCGACGATAGTGGAGGTGCTCAATGGCTCAAAACAAAACCTTTGACACCTACGTCGTCGGCCTAAATGACGTCCTGCGGGCCTTTCGCGCACTGCCCAAGGAAGCGTCGGCCGAACTCCGCCAGGCATCCCAGGCAGTGGCCGACAAGCACATGGCTCCAGCCTGGCGAAACGCGGCTATTAACTATGCAGGCCCATGGGGTCCCAAGATTGCGGAGTCCGTCAAGGTCAAGAAAGACCGCGTCCCAGCGGTCAATATTGGCGGAGCCCGCAAGAAATTCTCGGGCGGCGCTTCCCCGACGATGGTCCGTTACCCGTCAGACAAGGGCAACCAGGGCCGCGCAGGAGACGCTACCCCGCCGGCATTCGGCGCAGGCACTAGCTGGATGGGCAACGTAAAGCAATACCAGGGCGGAGCCCTCCAGGAATGGGCTAAAGCCGTAGACCAAATCGTCCTGAAATGGAGTCACCTGTAATGGCAATCGGCGGCAAGACCCTAACCGTCTACCTCGCAGCTGACGTTTCCAAACTTCGCAGCGGCCTAAACAGCGCCGACCGCAGCCTCTCGGGTTTCGGCGACAAACTCAATCGCATGGTCGGGCCTGCACTAATCGGTGCAGCTGCGGCCGCCGGCACTTTCGCCGTAGCACTGGCCGTCGATGGAGTTCAGGCAGCGATTCAGGAGGAAGCCGAACTAGCCAAACTCAGCACCACGCTGAATAACCTCGGCTTCGCCGAGCAGACCGACGAAGTGAATAGTTTCATCGACGAACTCCAGTACGCCTCGGCCGTGTCCGATTCGACCCTTCGCCCGGCATATTCCAGGCTCCTGACCTCGGTCAATGATGTCACCCAGGCCCAAAAACTCCTCGAGCTAGCACTCGACGTAAGCGCAGGCACTGGCAAGTCCCTCGAGGCCGTGACTAACGCACTCGGCAAGGCCTACGACGGAAACCTGGGAGCCCTCGGCAAACTTGGTGCCGGCATCGACGCCTCGACGATCAAATCGAAGGACCTCGACGGCGCATTGGCCCAACTGTCGACCACGTTCTCAGGCCAGGCAAGCACAGCCGCAGGAACGCTTCAGGGCCAAATGAAGATCCTGTCGATCTCATTCGACGAACTGAAAGAATCCTTCGGGACTGGCTTTCTCAACGGAATGCAGGGCGCAAGCGGCAGCCTAAATGAGTTTTCGATGCTGCTCCGCGACAGCCAAGAAATGGCCAAAGACCTCGGAGAGAGCGTCGGCAAACTAGCCGTCGAGATCCTTCAGCTGACGAATGATGCCTGGAAGGCCTACAAGGCCTTTGATGCCTGGACGAACAACACGAATATGGGCAAGGTCGTGGGATTTCTCGGAGATCTCCTCAACCTGGCCAACCCGTTTTCGATGCTCAGGAAGGCCCTCGAGGGAGTCACCGGGGCCACCGACGAATCGACCGAAGCGCTTATCGCCAACGTGAACGGCCTCATCCTGTGGAGCAATACCGCGGGCAAGGTCGACAAGTACGTCAGAGGCGGTTACGGCGGCATTCCGATCACTGAGACTGTCGAGCAGCTCGAGACATGGCGAGACCGCCAACTCGAACTCCTGAAGCCAATCGAGAAAACGACCAAACTCTCAGGCGGCTTAACGAAGGCCGTTAAGGAAATGGACCCCGCGCTTCGCAAGCAGATCGACCTGGTCAAGAGTCTCACGACTCAAATCGGCGAAGCGTCCAAGGCCGTCGAGACAGCCCGTAAAGAGATGTACGACTGGCAAGACCAAATGGCTAACCAGATCACCTCGGGCATCGACCTCGGCGCAGCATTCGGCGCCCAATTCGACGCCGAAGGTAAGTCCACAGGGCAGTCCCTCATCGACGGATTTAACAAGCAGATCGAGCAGGCGGGCCTATTCGGCGGGTACCTGCAAACCCTGAACACCCAGGGCGGCCCCGAACTCCGAGATGCCGTGGCCGCCCTGGGTCCCGAAATTGGCAACAAACTCGCGAAGCAGATCATCGACGACGGCCTGGTAAAGACATTCCAAGACAAGCTAGTCACGGTCAAGAGCACCGCCCGCACCGCGGCCGAGGCCATGACGCCCGAATTCCTGGTGGCTGGTGTGCAATCGGCCGTGAATTTCCTGATCGGCACCCAGAACGCACTCGGCGCTGCAACCTCTCAGCTCGAGGAAATGGGCCGGGCCATGGGCAAGACAATCGGAGACGCCGCAGCCGAGGAAATTCGGGCAGCCCTGGCTGCCGCCGGTGTGGCCATGTCTGGTGGAAACGCGACCCTCGGGGGCGTGAATGGCCCGGCAATGTCGGCCGAGGCCGCCGCCCGAGTCGCCGCTGGTGGAGGATCATTCGCAAGCGCACTCTCAAGCACCTCTATAGCGCAGGCAATCGAGCGGGCGATCTTCGACTCTAATCAGCGTCTCGGCCGTACCGGGCAGGCAGTACTCCAGTGACTAGCCCAGTAACGCACATCATTATCGGAGGCGTCAGCCTCGATCTGGCCGACGTCGAATACCAGATCTCAATTACTCACGGCCGTAATGACATTAAGAGTCAGCCCGAGGCCTCGACTGCCGTCATCGCGCTTAGAGGCTCGGAAGGCGTCTCGATCGACCTGGCCGCAAGCGTCGATATCACCACCTACGGCTTTAACCGTTTTACGGGCGAAGTCACGGACCTAGCCATTACTCACTTGTCCTCGACCCCGCCGACCGCAATCACCACGATTACCTGTATCGGCAACCTGTCCAACCTGGGCTCCAGGATCACCGGCGCATCCGGCTACTCCTCCGAGACTGTCTACTCGAGGGCCGAGGAAATCCTGACCGACTCCGGCGAGACATTCCTCAACGGCGGCACGACGTCCCTCGAGTTGTATTCGGTCTCGGCTGGCAACGCGCAGCCCCAGACCTGCCTCGACGGCCTCCAGGCCCTCGCCGAATGGTCAGGCGGAACCTACTTCGACACTCCAGAGGGTTACGTCGTATTCGAGTCCTACGGCAACCGAGGCTCGACCGCTTTCCCGGGAGCCTGGGGCGCCCAGATAAACACATGGGCCGAGGCCGAGGCCAGTTGGGATTCCTACCCCTCGACTACAGCTGCAACCAGCCTGCCGAGTAATGGCGTCATCTTCACGCCCGCCTGGACCCAGAACCAAGTCTCAATCATTAACGATGCAACCGTGAGCCATGGCGACCCCCCGTCATATCACCAGGCGACTGACGCGACCTCGATCGCCACCTATGGGCGCCGAGCCTTGACCCTGGAAACAGGCCTCAAGGCGAATGCCGACGCAATCAGCCGGGCAAACGCCATTCTCCTGGCCCAGGCTCTCCCATTGTGGAATCTGGGCAATATCTCGATTTACGTCGATCAGCTGACAGTCCCCGAGCGGGATCAGGTTCTCGCGCTGATCTCGGGCTCAAGCGTCCTAGTCAATGACCTGCCTCAGCCTGCGCCCTTCGAGCAGTTCCTAGGCCTGGTCGAAGGCTGGTCCGAGACCTACACGCCCGGGCAGCACATCCTGACGCTATCTATCTCAGACCCCCGATACTCGTACCAGACGGTTACCTGGGGAGACGTCTCTCCGACGCTACAATGGGGTGACGTAGATCCGACCATTATCTGGTACAACGTAGTTACCGCCGACGATCTAATCGCAGCCTAGGAAGGGCACAGCATGGCAACCACTACAGGAGGCACGACCTACGTCACCTCGACGGATCTCGTAGCCAACTACCCCACGGCCTCCCTGGCCCTAGCTAACCGCGTCGACGTTGTCGCCTCGGGCTCGATGTCGAAGAAAACCGCGTCGTACACAGTCACGGTGGCCGACATTCTCGCCGGCACGACTATCGCCATGAACTCGGCAAGCGCGACCGTTATCACGTTGCCCTCAAGCGGCCTAGTCAACGGTATGGAGCTAAGCGTCTTTAGTGTAAATACTGGCGCAGTGACATTCACCGGAGGCACCGTGACTGGGGCGGTGACTTCTATTACGAGCCAATATGGCGGATTAACTTTAACCTATGACAGTGCAAGCAATGTTTGGTGGTCTGCTAATCGTTTTCCATCTTCATCTGCGCAGATTCGGGCATGGGTGAACTTTAATGGAACAGGCACGCCGAACATTAGAGATAGTTTTAATGTCTCAAGCATCACAGATTACGGCACAGGCGATTACGGGATAAATTTTACAAACGCTATGCCGAATACAAACTATGGAGCCGCTGGATTGGCTTCCGCAAATTATGGAGACTTTCCCGCTGTTCTGCATCTTAGACAAGATACAAATCCTTTAGGCACTTCTCAATTGAGAGTATTGGTGGACGGTCCAGGGGGCAGTGGCTTTCCTCCGTACGATTCAACCTACATAACTATTTGCGTTTTCCAGTAAAGGATTTTAAATGTCAAAAATTATTGTTTATTCTGACGAATCACAAAATGTGATTATTGTCGTTCCCGCAAATAATTCAGATATTGAGTCAATAATTAAAAACGATATACCTGAAAACAATCAACCAGTAATTATGGATTCAGATAATTTACCAAATGATTATTCAACTAGAGCCGCATGGATTTTAGTTGACAATAAGGTAATTATTGACGAAACATTGTTGGCAAAAATTAAACAAACGCAAGAACAAGAAAAAGCGTCTAGACAGGATGCTTTATCCCATGCAAAAACTCTTGGATTTACCGATGCCATGATTGCCGTTATGTACCCGAATCTGGTGAAATCATGAGCGAGCAGCAGGCCGAGGAAATTATCGAGGCACTAGAGCCCATCGAGGAGCCCAAGAAGGCCACGCGCAAGAAGGCCGCACCCAAGCCGACTAGCTCGACGGAACGCGCCCGCGCCATAGTGCGCGAACGCCTAAAGAATCGCTAGCTTGGGTCATGCAATGGACAGACATAGTCGGGATCTCCGTCGGGATCCTGACGACACTAGCGCTACTCCTGGCCGGCCTATTCTGGCTCATTCGCTCAGTCGTCCGGCAAGAAATCGAGCGCTACACAAAGACCATTCAGCCCGGCTACCGCAACGGCGGCTCGAGCCTTTCAGACATAGCGGCGAAACTCGACGATCTCGCAAGTCGGCTCTAGGACAGGTGGTAAGTCATGGGTAAATGGCTGGCGGTTACTTGGGAAGGTACGGTCGCTAAGAGCCTCGCAGGAGCCCTCCTCGGGGCCTTAGGCTCATGGCTTGCCACCTCCAACGTTCACCCCCTAATCGTGGCTCTAGGGGCCGCAGGCATCCCCGTCCTAATGAACGCCCTCAACCGTGACGACTACCGCTACGGCAAGAACTCGAGGCCCCATGTGGACGACATCGCCGTCATGCCCGAGCTAGAAATCGAGGGAGAGTAATGGCCCGCCTAGTCGCTGGAGGCGTCACCCTCCGAAACCAGATCAACAAGCGCTGGCCCAAGCGGGACAAGCGCTCAGACGGATGGATCGGCGACAAAGCCCACGTGAGCCGGCAAAGCGACCATAACCCCGACGCTCGAGGTCTGGTCCACGCCCTAGACATCGACAAAGACCTTGATCCCAAGGATCCGGGCGCAGCCCAGCGGCTCGCTAACCAGATCGTCGCCTATGCGTCCTCGGGCATACCAGGCGCTAACCGCATCAAGTACGTGGTC